AACGATCTGAGCCAAGCCAAGTTTGCCGTTTCTGTTGAGGTCGGTCCGTCATCGTCTTCTAAGCGTGCCGCAACTGTTCGCTCGCTGATGGGCATGATGCAGTTGGCCACTGACCCAGAGACGCAGCAGGTTCTTGGCTCTATGGCCATGATGAACATGGAAGGCGAGGGCATTGGTGAGGTGCGTAAATACTTCCGCAAGAAGCTGATCCGCATGGGCGTTGTTGAGCCAACAGATCAAGAGAACGAAGAGCTGATGGCAGAACTTCAGCAGCTTCAAGGCCAGCCAGATCCGCAGTCCATGTATCTTGAAGCGGAGGCTGCGAAGTCTCAGGCTCAGGCACAGAAGGCAATGGCCGATACAGAATACACGGCAGCGCGAACAGAAGAGACGCGCGCCAAGACGATTGAGACGCTCGCTGGCATTGAACAGAAAGAGCGCTCGAACGTAGTAGACACAGCCCAGAAACTACAGAACGTAGTCACTGGGCCAGGAATGCGTCAGCCACCCAGACGCACACAATGATGGGTGAGAATTGAACGAGGATCTAATGGAACTTAATAAGGCAGAAATAGACGAACACATCGAACTTGATGAAACTGAAGTTGAGGAGCCAGAGGCTGAACTTGACGAAGACATTGATGAAGGTGAGGCTGAAGAAGCTGAACTGGATGATGACTTTGAAGAGGGCGAACCTACTGAGGCCGAAGCTGAAGATGAAGCCGATGTTATGGTCGTTATTGATGGGGAAGCGCCTGACCCAGAAGACGAAGAAGAAGCACGCGCTCCTGAATGGGTTCGTGACCTTCGCAAGCAGTATCGTGAGGAAAAGCGCCGCGCAAAAGAGTTGGAACAGAAGCTGGAGAGAATGGAGCAAGGGCAAGCGCCTGCGCGTCAACCTCTTGGCCAGAAGCCCACACTTGAAGGCACGGATTACGACACCGAGCGATATGAGACGGAACTTGCTGCGTGGTATGAAAAGAAGCGCCAGCATGACGAACAACAAGCCTCAGTCCAAGCAGAGCAAAAAGCTGTGCAGAAGGAATGGGAAAGCAAGTTGGAGAGTTATCACTCTTCTAAGGCAGGCTTAAAAGTCAGAGACTATGAGCATGCCGAAGATGTGGTGCAAGATACTCTTAGCGTTATGCAGCAAGGCATGATTGTTCAAGGTGCGGAAAACCCTGCCTTGGTCGTTTATGCTCTTGGCAAGAACCCGAAGAAAGCGAAGGAAATTTCGTCAATTACAGATCCCGTAAAGTTCGCCTTTGCGGTGGCAAAATTGGAGACCAATTTGAAAGTCACAAAACGTAAGGCACAATCTAAGCCAGAAAAGAAGATCAGCGGCACAGGTCGTCCTTCTGGATCGGTTGACAACACCCTTGAACGTCTGAGAGCGGAAGCGGAAAGAACTGGAGACTATTCTAAGGTTTTCAGTTATAAGAAGCAGAAGCGATCAGCTTAAACTTTATGGAGTAGAAAATGGCTAACTCATTTTCCAAAGAAGAACGCGTAGCGTTCGAAGACATCTTGGCAGGCTTCAACGATGCACTTGTGCTTTCGTCGCTTGTCAACAAATACAGCACCAATGGTCAGCAAATGGAGCGTTCAAGCGACACCATTTGGCGTCCAATGCCTTACATCGCTCAGTCTTATGACGGTTCCGATGCAACTTCTAACTTCGCTGACAACACACAGTTGGCTGTTCCTGCAACTATTGGCTACCAGAAGCACAGCACAGCGCTCCTGACAGCCAAAGAGATGCGCGACCAGTTGCAAGAGAACCGTCTTGGTTCTTCTGCGGCACAGAAGCTGGCATCTGACATCAACGTGTCTGTTTTGTCTGTTGCATCGAACCAAGGCACAATCGTTGCTGCACGCAGCACTGCTGCTGGCGGTTACGCTGACGTTGCTGAAGCTGATGCGCTGATGAACGAGCAAGGCGTCATGATGGACAACCGCCAGTTTGCGCTTTCCAGCCGCGACTATAACGGCATGGCGTCTGATTTGGCGGCACGCGAAACCATGAACAACATCCCGACCGAAGCCTATCGTCGTTCGTATGTTGGTGAAGTTGCTGGCTTCCAGACCTTCAAAATGGACTACGCAAACCGTCTCACAGCGGCTGCTGGCACAACCGTTACTGTAAACGGCGCAAACCAGTATCACACACCTGCGGCAACATCGACTGCCTCAACTGGTGAAACTGCAAACGTAGACAACCGCACACAGTCTCTGACAATCGCGGTTACAAGCGGCGCAGTTAAAGTTGGTGACGCGTTCACCATCGCTGGCGTAAACGCTGTTCACCACATCACGAAGCAAGACACAGGCCAACTAAAGACGTTCCGCGTCACAGGCATCGTGTCTGGTTCTGGTGGTTCAGGTGTTGTGACAATTTCGCCTGCGATCGTTTCCAACGGTGGCTCAACTGATGCAGAAGCACAGTATCAGAACGTGACTGCAACGCCTGCTAATGGCGCGGCGATCACATTCCTGAACATTGCTGACGCACCAGTGAACTGCTTCTGGCACCGTGACGCGATTGAACTGCTTCCTGCTTCGTTGGCTGTTCCAACAGACGCAGGTGCGGACATCATGCGCGCCACAACAGATCAGGGCGTTGAGCTTGTCATGCAGAAACAGTTCGACATCAACACACAGAAAACAAAGTATCGTTGGGATACACTGTTTGGTGTGGCGATGGTTCAGCCTGAAATGGCTGGCATCATGCTGTTCTCGCAGACTTAATGATCTTTGGGTGGGGCTTCGGTCCCACCCTATTCTCTAAAGGAGATACACATGAGCGTGATGCTTTATAAACACCCAGGTAAGCACAAGATGCACGGCGACATGTTTGATTACATCGTTGTTGATGAAGGTGACGTTGAAGCCAAAGTGAAAGAGGGCTGGGCTAAATCTACAGACGAAGCCAAGGAGCCTGCGAAAAAGCCTGCAAAGAAACGTGTGGCGAAAGCCAAAGAGGAGTAAGCGATGGCATATACGAAGCGTGATATTGTCGAACAAGCATTCGAAGAAATCGGTCTTGCTTCGTATGTCTTTGACTTGCAACCGCAGCAGCTTGATAGCGCATTGCGGCGCTTAGATAACATGATGGCGACATGGAACGCCAAAGGTATTCGCCTTGGGTATCCATTGCCTTCTTCGCCTGCTGATAGCGACTTGGATCAAGAGATTGGCGTGCCTGACAGTGCGATCGAAGCCATGTATCTCAACTTGGCTATTCGCGTCTCTGCTGGCTTTGGCAAAACTGTCAGCCCTGATACGAGATCCTCTGCAAAGCGCGCATATAACGAGGTGGTTGCAAACTCTGCACTGCCTGTTGAGATGCAGCTTGGCAACGAGACAATCCCTGCTGGTGCTGGCAACAAAGGCTGGCGTTATTACAACAACCCGTTCCTGCGTGAACCGCAAGACCCTATTACCGTTGGTTCTGACGGTATCCTTGATCTGGAGTAAGACATGGCAAACATTAACCAACTTTCATCTGTGAGTTCAGTGCAGGGCGGCGATCAGCTTGCTGTCTGGGCCACAAACAACGGTGACAGCCGCAAGGCATCAATCACAACCCTGATGGACTATGTGAACGCAAACGTCACAACGGTCACTAAGAACACACAGTATGCTTCACCTGCTGCCACTGGTTTTAGTGTCACAGTAAACACTGGCGATGTATGGCTGATCCTTACACCTGTCAGCACATACGCCGCAGGAACCATTGTGCTGCCCACTGGTGCGTCTGACAAAGACACCGTGACCGTGAACTGCACACAGATCGTTACATCGCTCACAGTTTTTTCTGGCGCGACTGTAGTTGGCGCACCGACCACGCTGGCGGCAAATGATTTCTTCACCATGAAATATGATGGTGCAACATCGTCTTGGTATCGTGTAGGATAAATACATGCAGATCCCCATTCTCAGCGGCATATTCGCAGATGGATCACCGAATTTTCGGACATCCTACCCAAAGAACATGATCCCCGTTCCAAAAGGCACGGGGATTTCTGAGGGTTATTTGCGCCCTGGTGAGGGGATTGTTGAGACCGGCACTGGCCCAGGCGTCAATCGTGGGGGCATCAACTGGAACGGGTCAATCTATCGCGTGATGGGAACCAAGCTGGTTGAGATTGCGCAGGATAACACCGTCACAGAGATTGGCGATGTTGGTGGCACAACAAGAGTGACGTTTGACTATGGTTTTACTTATCTTGCGATTGCGTCAAACAACAATCTATTTCTATATGATGGCGCCACGCTGACGCAGGTCACAGACCCTGATCTTGGCACTGTCTTGGATGTTGTCTGGGTCGATGGGTATTACATGACCACAGATGGCGAGTTCTTGGTTGTCACCGATCTTGATGACCCGTTTGCTGTGAACCCGTTAAAGTATGGTTCATCTGAAGCTGACCCAGATCCAGTGAAGGCTTTGCTGAAGCTGCGAAACGAGGTCTATGCACTGAACCGCCACACGATAGAGGTCTTCGACAACGTAGGTTCTACAGGCTTTCCATTCCAGCGCATTACTGGAGCGCAGATCCAGAAGGGAACAGTTGGCACGCACGCAAACTGCGTCTTCATGGACAACATTGCGTTCTTGGGTGGTGGATTTAACGAGGCACCATCGATCTACATGGGTGCAAACGGTTCAGCGCAAAAGATTGCCACACGCGAGATCGAAGAGATCTTGCAGGAATACACGGAAGCAGAACTTGCAACCGCGTTCTTGGAAGAGCGGGTTGATAAGGCTCACACGTTCCTGATCGTTCACCTGCCACGCCACACGCTTGTCTTTGACGGTGCTGGGTCTCAGGCGACAAGTCAGGCTGTTTGGTTCACGCTATCTTCGACGCTTGTTGGTAATGGCATCTGGAACGCATGCACCTGCATCTGGGCTTACGACCGATGGAACGTATGCCACCCGACAACAAACCAGTTTGGCTATTTGGATGACACTGTTTCGACGCACTGGGGCGAGACGATCGGCTGGGAATTTGGCACGCTGATTGTCTACAACAATGGTCAGGGCGCTATCTTCCATGACATCGAACTGGTCAGCCTGACGGGATCGACAGCTTTTGGCGTAGATCCAACAATCTGGACGCAGTATTCCAACGATGGCGTCACTTGGAGCGCTGAGAAGCCAATTCGTGCAGGCAAGACAGGAGAGCGCAACAAGCGCCTGATGTGGTTGCAGCAGGGTCATATGCGGAACATGCGGATGCAGCGCTTCCGTGGCACCTCAGACGCTCATGTGGCTGTCGCAGCACTGGAGGCGCGGGTTGAGCCGCTGGCGTTCTAATGGCAGATCCCAATGTCCCAACACGAAATCAAATTGCGCGAATTGCTGGTAACGACCCTGAAATGGTCAAGGCGCTTGAACGCCTTTTCATCGTTGCGGGTGATCTTACGCCTGCTGACATCGCGGCGCTAACGATCCTGATTGAAGACGCGCAGTATAATGCTGGCGCTGCGCAGAACAAAGCAGAAAGCTATCAGCAGAACTTTCAGAAGCTGGATTACATCGACTTCAACCGTGTTGGGCCGCACGTTGCTGCGGCGCGACGTATGCAATGGAACGAAGACGATGGGACGATTGACATTGGCATGAACGCTGACGTTATGCTGCAAGTCGGTCAGGAAACTCAGTATTACGCTAAGAACACATCTGGCGGTCAGATCGACAACGGAACGCCAGTCATGTTCACAGGCACGCTTGGCGCTTCTGGTAAGCTGACGTTTGCAGAGGCTGTTGCTGATGGTTCCCAGCCTGCGATCTATATGATGGGCGTGGCAACCGAAGACATCCCGAACAACGGTTTTGGCTATATCACCAGCTTCGGCAAGGTGCGCGGGTTCAATACTAGCGGCACGCCATATGGCGAAACGTGGAACGATGGAGACATCATCTATTTCAGCCCTGCTGCGGCTGGTTCATGGACAAATGTTCGACCTACTGCGCCGAGCCTTGATCTTCCTGTTGCTGTTGTGCTGAACGCTGCGACTGGTGGTTCTGGCGAAATCTTTGTGCGGATGAAGACAGGTGAAACTGTTGATGAATTGCATGACGTTCAAGCACCTTCGCCTTCGGACGGAGATATTTTGGAATATGACAGCGGAAACGCTCGGTGGGAAAATGTGGCAAACCCAGGTCGCACATCTAACACTCTGATTTGGCTGGAGGCTTACTAAATGGCATATAACGACATCACGCCAGTCAAACTTGGGCAAGCGGCTATCACTGCAAGCGTCACCACGCTTTACACGGTGCCAGCTTCAACGCGTGCCTTTGTGAAGAACTTGGACATTGTGAACACCTCTGCGGGTGCTTTGACGTATCGCATTTACTTGGTGCCTTCTGCGGGAACTGCTGGCACAGCCAATGCGATCTTCTATGACTTCCCGATTGACAGCAAAGAAAACATCCAGTGGACAGGCACGCAGATTTTGAACGCTGGTGACACGATCCAGATCGAAGCGTCTGGCACTGGCATCACAATCACAGCAAGCGGGGCAGAAGCAGTATGACCATCACACCCACAGTTCTGATTGAACCCAAGCTGGCTGAAGCCACGAACACCGTGCAATACACTGCGGATGGTGTGAACGCTATCGTGGACAAGTTCACAGTGACCAACAACGGGGCTGCGCCTGCGACCATCACGATCAACGTGGTGACGAACCTTGGCGCGGCTGACGCATCAAACCGCATTGTGAACGCGCGCAACATCGAAGTGGGGGAGTGTTATACCTGCCCAGAACTGGTGGGGCAGGTGCTTGTCGATGCGGATTACATTTCAACGACTGCCAGCGCAGCAACAACACTGACCATTCGTGCTTCAGGGCGCGAGATTACGCTTTAAGGAGATCGACATGGATGAAATGATGATTGAGTTCGGACTTCCAAAGATGAAGATTGTTTCGACATCTGAGAACAAGAAGAACCGCAAGATGGTCATTGAAGAGTGGCGTCTTGGACCAGAGAACCCGTCGATTGATCCAAAGGCGAACAAAGAATACTGGAAAGATCTAGGCAAGGCGCTGGGCTGCGATGAAAAAGAAGCGCGCCGCCGCCTTTGCGCAAACTGCGAGTATTTCTGCAATGGCCCAATGAAACAGGCTATGATGGAAGCCATTCCTCTGGACGATTACGACACAGATGCTGGTGGCCGTGGCTACTGCAAGAAGTTCGATTTCGTCTGCCACAACCTGCGTTCATGTCAGGCTTGGGAAGAAGACGACTGAGGGGTTGGCAAAATGACAATTTTCTGTGATAATATAGGTGCTGAGACGATGGCCCACCAGCAGGCGGTTCCCCAAGAGGATAACATCGTGCAGTTATCAACGGACATTCAGGAGGCTTCATCGGTTAGCTTAGACGCTATCGAAGAACTTATGCTTTCTGAAGAGCAAGTTGATTGTCCTGTTCAGCATCACTTTGGCCCAGGGATTTACCTTCGTGAAGTGTTCTTCCCTGCTGGCATTTATGTGATGGGACATGCTCACAAAAAACCGACCATGAACATTCTGCTGAAGGGCAAGATGGCTGTCATGGTAAATGGTGAGGCGCGTGTTATTGAAGGCCCATATATTTTCAATAGTGAGCCTGGTCGTAAATTTGCTTACGTCATAGAAGATTGCGTTTTCCAAAATCTTCACGCCACAGAAGAGACGGATTTGGAAAAGATTGAAGAAATCTTTATTGATAAAAGTGACGCTTGGAAAAGCAAGCAAGTCGAAATGAAGAACTTGCAGGCTATTGACCAAGCTGTCAGCCAGCACTTTGAAGGGAAAAGATCATGAGTTGGATGGCCGCAGCAATAGTTGGTTCCGCCGTTGTCGGTGGTGTGGCTCAAAGTAAGTCAGCATCAAAAGCAGCAGATGCACAAACGAAGGCTGCTGATCAGGGCATTAAAGAACAGCGCCGTCAGTTTGATGCAATTCGTGAACTTCTTTCGCCTTATGTGGAAGCTGGTGATGTTGCTTTGGAACAACAGATGGCTTTGGGCGGCATGTCGGGCCGTGAAGCGCAACGCAAAGCAATTTCAGCTATTGAGAGCGGTCAAGAGTTCCAAGCCTTAACCCAGCAGGGTGAAGAGGCGATCTTGCAAAGTGCAGCGGCAACGGGCGGTCTGCGCGGTGGTAACACGCAAGCAGCTTTGGCTCAGTTCCGTCCACAGGTTTTGTCCAGCCTTATTAATCAGCAGTATTCACGGCTTGGGGGCGTGACTGCTTTGGGTCAGCAATCTGCTGCTGGTGTTGGGACCGCTGGAATGCAAACAGGTCAAAACATTGCAAACCTTTATGGGCAACAAGGTGCTGCTGCTGCTGGATCCGCACTGGCTACAGGTCAGGCGTTTGGAAATGTCATGGGCAGCATTGGTCAATACGCTGGTGGCGTTGCTTCTGGCGTTTTCCCTAATCCGTTTGGTTCTCAGCTTAATAATCAAGCTGTAACGTCATCCCTTAGACCGCAAGCGAGGCCGTTCTGATGGTTAGTCCTATTGATTATACAATGAACGTCCTGAACCCTCTTGAGGGTTATATGCAGGGCTTGAAGTTTGGCGAAGGCATTCTGACTGCGCGTCAGGGACGTGAACTTGCTCAAAGCCAAGAGAGCCGCGCCCAAGAAAAATTTGCGCTGGCCAAGGAAGATCGTGCCAGAGCAATTCAGCAACAGCAAGCCGCAGCAGCACAGGCTCAAGCACAGCGTGAGCAAGCTGAACGCGGCCAACAAGCGTTGCTTGAATACTTAGACAATCTTGAGGCTGGCACAGCAACAGCTTCGGACTTACGCCGTGCAATGGTTCAGTTTCCTCAAGTGTCTGAGCGCTTCCAAGCTGTTGCGAGTAGTTTTAGCCAAGAGAAACTTGCGAACGAAACACAATTTGGTCAGCAACTTGCTTTTGCTCTTGGTCGCGGCAACACTGATGCAGCGCAGAGCCTTATTCAAGAGCGCCTAGATGCTGCTACAGCTTCAGGTGATGAGCGTGGTGCTGCGGCATATCAGTCTCAGCTTAAAATGCTTGAGACAAGCCCAGAGGCTTTGTTGACAGAAACGCTTATGCCTTTGATCTCAACAATGCCGGTTGATGACTTTGACAAGTTCTATGACTTAGCTGTTGGTGGCAAAGCGCCAGATCAACCCGCTGAAGTTCGTGAATTGCAATTCCGCGCAGAGCAAGGCGGTCTTGTTCCTGGGACGCCAGAATACCAAGAGTTCATGCGCACTGGCGGTGCATCTCTTGGGGGAAACTTCCGAGTGGCATCTCCTGAAGAGGCTGCGCAGTATGGAGCAACGGCAGGTCAGATTGACACAAGTTCTGGGC